AAACTTATGGGCTTGATAAGCTAATTATTCCTTTTGAAGTCGCACAGAAAGTAATTGAAGGTATCACACCTGATATTAAGACATCGACTTTGGATCAATTAGCAATGGAAACAGCAGCAGCATTAGCAACAAAACACCCAGACTACTCAATTTTAGCGGCAAGATTGGCAATCACAAATTTACATAAAGAAACTAAAAAGAGTTTCTCTGAAACAGTGGAGGACTTATATAAGTATATAGATCCAAAAACTGGAAAGCACTCTCCTATTGTATCTGAAGATTTTAAGAACATAGTAAAAAGGCATGCTGATGATCTTGATTCGGCTATTGTTCATTCTCGTGACCATAATTTTGATTATTTTGGTTTTAAAACATTAGAAAAGTCATATCTATTGAAAATAGATGGTAAGGTGGCTGAACGTCCTCAATACATGTATATGAGAACTGCTATTCAAGTATGGGGTGAGAACTTAGAAAAGGTCATTGAGACTTATAATACATTATCTGAAGGTTATTATACTCATGCAACTCCAACACTATTTAACTCTGGTACAACAAGACCTCAGTTATCATCTTGTTTCTTATTGGACTTAGAGTCTGACTCTATTGAAGGTATTTTTAATACTCTTAAAGAATCTGCTCAAATTTCTAAAAATGCGGGTGGTATTGGTATCGCTTTTACCAAAGTTAGAGCTAAAGGAACTTATATTGCTGGTACTAACGGAACTTCAAACGGTATTATTCCTTTCTTGAAGATTTATAACGAAACTGCAAGAGCCGTGGATCAAGGTGGTGGTAAGCGTAAAGGTTCAATAGCAATTTATATGGAGCCTTGGCACTCAGATATTATGGAATTCTTAGACCTTCGTAAAAACCAAGGTAAGGATGAAGTAAGAGCAAGAGATTTGTTTTTGGCTATGTGGATGAATGATGTTTTCATGGAGAGAGTCGAGCTTGATGAAAACTGGACTTTAATGTGTCCTCATGAGTGTTCTGGTTTAACTGAAACTTACGGACAAGAGTTTAGAGAACTTTATACTCGATACGAGAGAGAAGGTAAAGGTAAAAAAACTTTGAAGGCTCGTGAAGTTTGGAATAAGATTCTCGAATCTCAAATCGAAACAGGTACTCCATATATTCTTTACAAAGACTCAATTAATGAGAAATCAAATCAATCAAATATTGGTGTGATTCGTTCATCTAATCTTTGTGCTGAAATTGTTGAAGCAACTGGTGTTACTAAAACACAAGGTGAGATTCTTAAAAATAAAGAGTTGTTAAATAAATTAGGACTAGGTGAGTTTTACGGACAAGACTATGTTAATGAGACTGCTGTTTGTAATTTGGCTTCTATTGCTCTTCCTAAATTTGTTAATAAGAATAAGACTTATAACTTTAACAAATTATATGAAATTGCTTATCAGGCTACAATTAACTTGAATAATGTTATTGATGTTAATTACTATCCTTCTCCTGCTGCTAAGTTTTCTAATTTGTTACACAGACCAATTGGTCTAGGTGTTCAAGGTTTAGCTGATGTGTTCTTTATGTTAGGATTACCTTATGAGTCAGATGAGGCAAAACAAATTAATAAAGAGATTTTTGAAACTATTTATTATGCTTCGATTAAAGCATCTTGTGATTTATCTAAAGAACAGGGTACTTATGCTACTTACGAGGGTTCGCCTATCTCTCAAGGTAAATTCCAATTTGATTTATGGGGTGCTACTCCAACAAAAAGATGGGATTGGGAAAAGCTAAGAGAAGAAGTTAAAAAATATGGTGTTAGAAACTCTTTAACAACTTGTATTATGCCTACAGCATCTACTGCTTCTATTTTAGGAAATGAAGCTTCTTGTGAAGCACAGACATCAAATATGTACACTCGTTCAGTTTTATCTGGTACATTTATTTTAGTTAATAAGTATCTTGTAAAAGAGTTAGTTAAATTAGGATTATGGAATGATTCATTAAGAAAGAAGATTATCGCTGAGAATGGATCTGTTCAAAATATTCCTGAGATTCCAACCAACTTAAAAGAAATATTCAAAACGGTTTATGAAATTAAGCAAAGAGATGTTATTGATATGGCGGCTGATAGAGGTGCCTTCATTGACCAAACTCAATCAATGAATATATTTATGGATTCTCCGAACTTCGCTAAATTGACGGCAATGCATTTTTACGGATGGGGTCGTAGAAACTTTATTGTTAATGCTGATGGTACTCCAAATATTCCACAAGGTGAAAACATTGAAATCATTTATGATAAAGATGGTAAGCCAAGATGTTATCGTGAGAAGAAGTCAAATCTTAAAACCGGTATTTATTATTTGAGAAATAAAGGAGCTACAGATGCTGTTAAATTCACTATTCAAGAAGAGGCTAAGAAAACTGTCGAGGAACAGATGGCAGAGATTAGTTGCTCACTTGATAATCCAGATGAGTGTTTAGCTTGTGGATCATAAGATTTAGAAAAAGAGATTGTAACAACAATCTCTTTTTTTTTTATATAAATAAAAAGTTATAAATTATGATGAATAAAATTGAAATAAAAGGTGATATTGATAGAGGTTGGGTAATTGAGCTTATGGCAAATGGTTACAGTACATATGATATTATCTCAAACTATAAACTATCGGAAAATACAATTTTAGATTGTATAGACCTTTTATCGAAAGAGGTTCTTATTCAGGGTTTGTCTTTTTCAGAAGATTTTATTAATAGTGCAATTGAATTAAAATATTTTGAATTATCTGATATTAATGATTTAAGTATGAGTACTTATTCTAAATTATCATCTGATTTTATTTCAAAATATAAAGAATATATTAATTGGAATCGTATGATTTTGTACATTTCAACTCAATCTAATTCATTTGATAATCATGTTGATATTATTAATGATAAAGATTTGTGGAAGGTTATTAGTGCAAATGACTTACCGGTTGATTTTATTAGAACATATAAAGATAAATTAGATTGGTCTTTATTATCAATGGTTAAGTATTTTACAGATGAAGAAAAAATAGAATTTGCTGATTATGTTATTACACCAGTTCAATCGGAATTACCTGGAGACCTTATAGATACTGATGGTTTGAAGTTTTCTGATAAGATGTCAGAAGAGGAATTGGAAGAATTAATTTCACAAATTTCTAAACTTATTGGTAAATAAGACATACAATCTATCTGTAAATAATCCACCTTTGAAAAAAACGAAATTTTAGAGGTTGATATATACTAAACAAAATTGAAAAATATTTTTTACACAGATTTAAAACTTTTTACTATCTTTGTATAAAATTAAAACAATTAAAAAAACCCAGTAGTGAATTGAAGTGTTACTTCGCTAGGATATGAAAAAACACACTTTGATAACTTACTCTGGTCAATATAAAATAAACGCAAGCATAGCGATAGTTTGAGATACTTCGATAAATATCAATTAAACTATGACAGCCAAAGTGCCGAGCCGACAGCAAAGCTACCTTATGAGAGTTTAGACTCTCAGTAAAAAGGTGAAAAAGTCCGGAAAGTAACCACGTTAAGGTCTAAGGAATTCAGAAACTTCCTTCAAATAAAGAACTGAGTGAGATAGTCACTACAACCATCGGCAAAGTTTCGGGAGAATTCTTTGTAACGCTTAGGCTAAATTTACTTGTTTGCGATTACATATATGACCAGAATAACACTATGTTATTCTGGTCTTTTTTTTGTATAAAATTGAATAAAAATAAAATTATAGATTATGTCAAAATTTAACACAACTATGCCAAAGGCAAAAACTTTAACTGAAAACTTAGCAGGTGGTCAGGCTTATTCACAATCTGATGAATTAGCTTTAGTATCACTATTATTGACTTCATTTGTTAATGACCAGTTCTACAGAAATTCTGATGATACATTGGTTTCTTTAAGAAAGCTTTTAGGTAAAGTTGATCCTGAATTTGCGGCAAAAGCTTGTATTTATGCTCGTGATAAATTTGGTATGAGAAGTATTTCACATGCACTTGCTGCTGAGCTTGCTAAATATCTATCAGGTAAGGAATTTGCTAAGGATTTTTATGATAAGATAGTAATTACACCAGATGATATGATGGAAATTTTAGCATACTATGATACAAATTGTGGAGATAAAATACCAAATTCTATAAAAAAAGGATTTGCTAAATCTTTTGACAAATTTGATAGTTATCAAATTTCAAAATGGCGCCACGGA